GCGGGCGGAAAAAGAGGAATTGCTTGTCGAACAGGTTCGCGAGTCGTTGTTTTCGAAAGCCGAAGTCGTGACCGAATGGACCGAACGCGTCTTGACGGTTTGCGCCGGCCTGGAAGCTTTGGCGGATCGTCTTCCGCCGTTGCTGGCCGGTCTGACGGCGAAGGAAATGCAACCGATCATTAAAAACGAAATCCGGCTTTTGCGGGAAGGTTACGCGAGGGACGGGAAATATACGCCGGAAAGCTGAAACTATGTCAACTATGCCTAAAAATAACATTTTTCGCGATTCGGAAGTCGAAGCCTGGCTTCCCAAGGCGTCGCTTTTGCCGTCGGAGTGGGCGGAAAAATATCGCGTTTTGAAGTCGCAGGCGCAAGAAAAAGGCCCGCTAAACATGGACCGGACGCCGTATCTTCGCGGCGTTATCGACGCGCCGGCGGTTTTGGGCTGTTCGGACGTCGTCTTCGCAAAGCCGGCGCAAGTCGCCGGGACCGAAGGCATGGTTTCGATCCTGGGATATTTCGCGCACTTTGAACCCTGTTCGATCGGCGTTGTCCTGGCGGATGAAAAAACCGCCGACTATATCGGGCGCGAACGGATTCAATCCATGTTCCAGGATTCGCCGGAACTGTCGCGCCTGATTAATCCCGAACGGTTTTCGAAAACTGAAATCAAGCTTTTGAACGGGTCGTTTATTCAAGTCGTTTGGGCGTCTTCGGTTGCTCAACTCGGAACGAAAAATTTTCGGATAATGATAAACGACGAAGTCGATAAGGAAGGCTATTATGCGAAATCTAAGGAAGCGTCCGCGTTGTCGCTTTCCGACGAACGGACCGAATCATATTTGAACGGCCTTCACTTCTATCTGTCGACGCCAACGCTTGAAACCGGGAATATCTATCAACTTTTAAAATCCTGTGACGCGGTTTTCGACTTCCATGTCCCATGTCCGAAATGCGGCCGGCGTCAACCGCTTATATGGTCGCGGGAACATGCGGACGGTTTTCCGAAAGGGACCTATCGCGGGAAAAATGGTCGACGCTATCGCCTGGGGGGCGTTGTTTGGCAAGGCGGGACGGACGCGACTCCGTCGCAAATCAACCGCGCCGGGTATAAATGCGGCGGTTGCGGGGCGGTCTGGACGACGGCGCAAAAAAACATTGCCGTTTTGAAAGGCGAATGGGTTCCACGGACGAAACCGCCGGCGCAAATCATCCGGGCCGGGTTCCATATATCCAGGCTTTATTCACTTTTGGGCGTTTCCGGCGACCTTCCGAAGCTTGTTCGGGCCTTTATCAAGGCGAAGAAATCAGGCGACCCGAAGCAATTACAGGGTTTTATTAACTCAAGCCTGGCGGAACCATGGAAAAAGACCGTTGCCAAAAAGACGGAATCTCAAATCATGCGCGCGAAATGCGCGCTTCCACCACAAACCGTACCGGAGCAGGCCGTCGCGCTGACTTGCGGCGTTGACGTTCAAAAGTTCGGCTTTTGGTTCGTTGTCCGCGCCTGGTCATGGGACTTTACGTCGTGGCTTATTCATTACGGTTTTTTGCCGACCTGGGAATCCCTGGAACAGTTACTTTTTGCGACGCGCTATCCGATACAAGGCGCCAGCCGAAAGGCCGGAATTTGGCGCGCGGCGATCGATACAGGCGGCGGGAAATTCGAAGACTTGTCGATGACGGAAAAGGCTTACTGGTGGATTCGGGCGAACGGTTTCGGGCGCGGCTGTAATTGTTGGGGGACGAAGGGCGCTTCGCGGCCTATCGCCGGCCGGGTCCATATCGGCAAGGCGCTTGACAAGACGCCGTCCGGCAAGGCGCTTCCTGGCGGCCTGCAAATCATTCTTTTAAACACCGACGCATTGAAAGATGCCTATCACTATCGAATCAACCAGGCGCACGAAGACGCGGTCCAGGCGGCGTATTTACACGCGGGGACCGGCATCGATTACGCTCAGCAAATAATGGCGGAGGAAAAGCGGATAAACGATAAGGGCCTTGAAGAATGGGTGCAAATCAAGGCCGATAATCATCTTTTGGACGCGGAAATCGCGGCGCACGCTTGCGCTGACCCGGAATGGATAGGCGGCGGCGTCAATCTTTATCGGCCGATAAAGCCGGCTGAAACGAAAACCAGCAAGCCGGCGGCCGTCAAACGCGGCCGGGCGCGGTCGCGCTGGTAGGGAAAGGGCTAAAATGAACAGAAGACTATTTTTGACCACGTTCGGCGCGCTTTTGCTTTCCTGGGGGACGGCGTTCGCTTGCCATAAGGGCGGCGATTCTGGCGAAGGTGGCGGCAAGGGCAACGACTCCGGGTCCGATTCTGGAAGCGATAGCGGCGGTGATTCAGGCGAAGCGTCCGCCGGATCAGCAAGCGGCGGCCCGGATCGCGGGCGCGATAACGACGGAAACGGCGATCCTTGCGACGAAATCGACCGGGGCGGATGGCCCGGCGATCCATATCGGCGGCCATGTCGGCGGCCAAAACTAAAACCCATATGGTGAAAGGACAAAAAACACATGGGCGAAGAAATTTTGAAAGGTTTCACAGCGATTCAGCGGCAAATGGGAAACCCGGCGGAAGTCGAAGTCATGCGGCAAATAAAAAGCATGAAGCTTGCCGGGTACGACGTAAAAAAGGACGAAAATGGCGAATGGATCATCCCGGCGTCTGAAATTGACCGCTTTATGAACGGCGGGAAGGCTCCGGAAGCAAAGCCGGCGAAACCGGAAGGGGCAAAGGAGGACCCGCCCGGCGACGGCCCGTTCAAAATCGAAATGGAGTCGCGCGGCAAGTGGACAATCACCGACACGCGAACGGGCGAAGTCTCAGGTCCGTTTACGAAAAAAGAGGCTTCCGCGTTGGTAAGTGAAATGATGGCCGACGAAGCGAACCTTGCGGACGAAACGGGCGAAGAATAAAGGGGGTTTTACTATGGCGGGCCTTTCCGGCATGAAACAAATTTGTTGCTATTGCAATTATTCCGAAGTTACTATCTTAAAATGGATTCGGCTTGAAGAATTCCCGGCGACAAAAGTCGGCGGCGCCTGGATTAGCGATACCGACCTTGTCGACCAATGGCGACAAAAAAGGATTGTCAATCGATACCGGAAAGAAAACCCGTCAATAAATAGCCAAAAATAACAAAAAATACCCAAAGAAAACCAAACCGGCCTTTCTTCGGTATTAAACGCCATGCTATCCGCCAGGATATCGTGGCGTTTTTTATTTGATAGGGGGTTCAATGGCAGTTTTTACGACTTGGTCGTCGGCATTAACGGCGCTACAGAATGAAATCGCAAGTGGAAACTTTCGCGTCGGTCAAGTCGCCGTTGGCGGGAAGCAAATCACCTACCGAAGCCCGGAGCAATTAAAAGACGCCTATAATTGGGTAAAGAACATGGCGGCAATGGAAGCCGGGACCGTCGCTTCGCGCGTTTACGCTAAACAAGGGGGGCGCGGTTGATGACCGAACGAAAAACCGGATTCGGCGGGCGCCTGGTGGACGGTATCGACAACTTTGTCGGTATTTTTTCGCCAAAACGCGCCTTGATCCGTAAATATCAACGCGAACGCCTTCGGTCGGCGCAATATGCGGCGGCCAAAACAAGCCGACTGACTGGCGCCTGGTCCCCGACGGATAGCGGAATCAACGAAGTTTTAGGGTCGTCAAACGCTAAAATCCGCGCGCGGGTTCGACAGTTGGTCCGTGACTTTCCTTTTTTCGCGGCGGCCGTCGAACGCGTTTCGGAAAATGTCGTCGGCGAAGGAATCCAATTCCAATCGCGGATTTTAACGCCGAATGGCGACCTTGATAAAAAGCGAATTCAAGTTGTCGAAGATTTTTTCAAGGTTTGGATGGAACGCGGGAATTGCGACGTTGCCGGACGACTCCATTACTATGAAATGATGGAACTCGCGAAGCGACAGGAATTCGAAGGCGGGGAATTTTTAATTGCCGAAGCCTGGGACCCCAAAGCGAAGTTTTCTCCTTATAAATTGCAAATTTTAGAATCCGACTGGCTTGCAACCTACGCGACTTCGGGCGTTTTAAAAGCAAACGCCTTCGACCAGGGCATCGAATACGATCCGCGAACCGGCCGCGTTGTTGCCTATCACTTCACCGACCCGGATTCATGGGGGAAAACGCAACGCGTCGAAGCGGCGCGCGTTATCCATGGATTTAAAACGCTTCGGCCAGGACAACGCCGGGGGGTTTCCGCGTTGGCGCCGGCCGTCCTGGTCGCGCATGATTTAAGCGATTTGATGGACGCGGCGATCGATTCCGCGAAGCTTGCCGAAAAATATCTTGCCTTTGTCGAAACGCCGGACTTTGCCGGACAGCAAGCGCCGATGACGCAAGATGACGACGGGAAGACGATCGACGAGCTTGAAAACGCAATCGTCCAGTTTTTAAAGCCTGGCGAAAAAGTCACCTTTGCAACGAATCCCGGCTTTTCCGATAAAAACGCCGGATTCGTCCGGCTAATTCTTCAAATGATCGCCGTCACGGCGCCGATTCCATACGAAATTTTGTCCGGTGATTATCAAAAATTGAATTATTCGACGGGCAAAATGTCGCGAAACGATTATTCGAAAGCACTTCGCCCGCAACACATCCGGCATATTCGACAATTTTGCGAACCGACGAAGGCCGGCGCTATCAAGGGCGGCGTCATGGCCGGAAAACTATCGTTTCCTGGTTTTTTTACGAATCCGGCCAGGTGGACGCGGG